CTCCAAAAAGCTTAGCCCACCCCAGAGGGTATCTGGATGTTAAAAGGATAATTATGTTAGAACTACGAGAACACCAACAAGGTGTCATAGATGCATTGCGTCAGGGATTTAAAGAGGGTCACAGAACACAACTACTATACGCTCCAACAGGATTTGGCAAGACAGAAGTAGCTATCTACTTAATGGAGGCTACAAGAAAAAAAGATAACAGATCAGCGATGATCTTAGATCGTATCGTCTTAGTAGATCAAACATCACAACGATTAGAGAAGTATGATATCAATCATGGTGTCCACCAAGCTGACCATTGGAAATACAATACATCAGAACTCATTCAGATATGCTCATCTCAAACATTAGAGCGTAGACAAGACTTTCCTAAGATGGATGTCCTCATCATAGATGAATGCCACATCACTCGAAAACAGATCAACGAGTTAATCAAAAACAATCCAAAGCTGAAAGTCATAGGCTTAACCGCTACTCCATTTACAAAAGGCTTAGGCACTTTGTATTCTAATGTTGTATGCGGATCAACTACACAATCATTAGTCATCAATAAATGGTTAGCCCCTTTAAAAGTTTATATTGCCAAAGAGATTGACATGAAGGGCGCTAAGAAGATTGCGGGTGAGTGGTCGCCTGATGTCGTGACAGAGCGAGGCATGAGGATTACAGGTGATATCGTTCAGGAATGGATTAAAAAGACGCATGAGGTATTCGGCAAGCCACGCAAGACTATAGTATTTTGTGCGGGAGTAGCGCATGGTCAAGATTTAGTTAAGCAGTTTGCCGAGAAAGGATACAACTTTGTATCTATCTCATATAAAGAAACAAGCGAATTCAAGAAGGAAGTCATTGAAGATTTTAGCAGACCTGATACAGAGATACATGGACTGATTGCTACAGATATCTTAACTCGTGGATTTGATGTCCCTGATGTTATGATCGGAGTATCAGCTAGACCATTTAGCAAGTCATTAAGTTCACATATTCAACAGATGGGTAGAGTCATGCGCCCATGTCAAGACAAAGAGTTTGCCTTATGGTTAGATCACTCAGGTAATTACATTCGTTTTCGTAATGAATGGGAAGAGGTTTACCAAGAAGGTGTTAAAGACTTAGATGAAAGCAAGGTTGAACACGCTCACAAAGAGCCAACAGAACGAGAAAAAAAGGAAGCTAAATGTCCTTCATGCTCTGCATTGTGGGAACATGGATCAGAGGAATGCTATTCTTGCGGATATGTTAGGAAGAAAAAGCAATTTGGTTCATTAGCGGGTGAGATGCATGAGTTAGGTATGAATGGCAGAGATGATGTAAGACGCAGACAACAATTCTTCTCTGAGTTATTATATGTAGCTAAGAATAAAAACTATAGTCCTAATTGGGCAAGCCATAAGTATCGTGAGAAGTATGGTGTATGGCCTAGAGATTTAGTGTTTAGAACAGACGCACCATCTATTGCTACTATGAATTGGATAAAGTCAAGAATGATTGCCTATAGTAAAGCTAATAAAAAAGATAGGAAAGTAGCATGAGATTTGAAGACTTTGCAAGGATACATGGTTTAATCATTGATAATGTCATACCACATAGACAAGTAAGAACACCCACAGAAGACCACCCAAGAAGTAGGAACGGATCGTATAAATATCTAGGTGATTTTGGATTTGTAATGAATTGGGCGACAATGGAAGAGCCAGCAATTTGGTTTCCCGATAATAAAACCGCCTCAGTCGCAGTATTGAAAAAGAGTTCAGTCGATCACACTAAGGAACGGGAACGCCTAGCCAAGAAAGCGAGTGATAAAGCGGGTTGGATATTGCACCAATGTAAACAAGAAACACACCCATATCTAGCATCTAAAGGATTTCCTGATGAGTTAGGTAATGTATGGACAAAGGATAATGAGCGAATTTTAGTTATACCCATGCGGATCGACAAACGACTTACGGGTTGTCAGCTCATCAATAACGAGGGGGTCAAGAAGTTCCTGTATGGTCAAACGACTAAAGGGGCAACTCTCACCATGAACGCAAAGGGACTCCCCATCTTTTGCGAAGGGTATGCTACCGCTCTTAGTGTCAGAGAAGCCATGATCGCTAATAACATCAAGTATTCTATCCACATCTGCTTTAGCGCATCTAATATGAAGTTCATAGCTGGGCAATTCCCCTATGGACTCATCATTGCCGACAACGATCACTCCCATGTTGGTGAGACTACCGCTAGGAAAACAGGCAAGCCTTACTGGCTCTCTCCCGCAGTCTCCGAAGATTTTAATGATTTTCATAAACGAGTAGGCACATTTAAGGCCTCTCAATCCCTCAAAAAGAAGTTAATAGAGATAGGTAGCTTGGTGATCTAAGCTACCTAAGATAGATCAATAAAAGTATAGATTATTGACTTGGGCTAACAAAGGTTTCTTAAATACATTCTCTTTTGGGTGTATTCTGCTATCGTGAAAAAACTTAGAATGCCCGACAGGATTATAAGTATAACCTTTTTGTTTCGTTAGAAATTTAACCGCTTGTAGCTTATAAGTCAGTAATTGAATATGCGTTGGTTCTTTAGCTTTACCTTGTTGTATTAAGGTTATATATTCAAATTGCTTAGGCTCGTAAACTACATCACAGACTTTGCTTATTGTCTTGGCTCGGTTCATAACTACATTATAAACCGCCTGTTGATTAGCAAAATCGCTACCCGCTTCACCAAATAATACAAGGGCTAGGCAAGTGGTTGCTAGTTCTAGTTCTACCATAAATTTTCCTCTTTGTTATTATGGAATGCACAGAGTATCAGTATTATCAAGGGTTTCAAAGCATACAGGGTCATAAATGTATGCTAAAATAAGCCTTATGGCTACCCCTTTATCTCGACAATCCTAAACTCTTCCCTGTCAGGCACATTTGCCAAATAATTGTCATCAACGGCAGTTTGGCAATCTTCTAAAAACATATCTAATTCTTCTTTAGCCACTTCATATGAGTCATATGTAGTCGGTATAGTTTTTCCGTCATCATCTTCCCATGACCATGTATTAGTCCAACCACCACATAAGCACCATTCTTGAATTTCATACTTTTTATCTTGACCATTTTCGTCAATCCTAAAAGTCTTATTATTAATATTAAATGTTGGCATGACAATCCTACCCGTAAAATTCATCAAAGTCTTCTTCATAAAAGGTTCTTGTGCAACCTCTAGTCATAGCCCACCAACTATCCTCATTATAACCATTACTCGTTATGGCAAAATCAATAGTAATAGAAGTATATAGTTCTTCGCTTCCGCCATCTTTATCATCAGCTTCCGTTTCGTATTCATCTGCTTCTGCCTTATCAATCGTGTAATCGGCATCACCAAATAACTCTATGCCTACATAATTAGCTATAAAGTCTTTAAACTGATCTACATCTTTTTCTTTTAATAACATATTAGTCCCTTTCTAATAATTCAATCATTTGATTAATGGCATCTCTGTTAGTATGCCAATCTGTGCTATTAATTAACTCAGGTTCTTCTTCTGCTATTTGAGTCATTAAATCATGTAAAAAATTCAATCTTGCTATACGATAATCCCTATTGTTCCTCATCAAGTTCCTCCTCATCTACCATAAAATTGATTGTTCTTAGGCCATCAAATATCTGCATGACCTCATAATCTACATCTAACTTATCTAATGCCTCAAAAAGTTCTTTTGGTGTCATATATCCCCCTAGTGTGAATTAGTCTTGGCTTCTTGATCGGAAGCCCAATTATCTATGCAATTATCAAACCTTCTCATAGACTCCTCTGCAATAGCAGTCATAAGTTTAAGATAGTCATCGCCCTCAACTCCCTCAATCTCATCTGCATCTTGCATAGCTTCTAATACGCTTTTATATATTGCTAATGCTCTGTTGTTCATAGCTTTTCCTCCGTATATACATCTTTATATTTAGCGGTAATAACTAACATCTCATGCGTAGGGTCAGCTTCGCATACTTTACATATCTCAACCCATACATCTTCATGGTGAAAGTCATCAGGGTATAGCTTTAAATGAAAAAATTGGCTCATCTTAGTCCTCCACTTGATCTATTGTAAAATTATCGCTATCGCAAGGCTCTAAGCCTCCGTCTTGCATAAGTTCATAAAACTTTTCAACAGCTTCTTCCTCATTTTTTGCATCAATATCTTCTTGATAAAACACTTGCTCACTTGCTTTAACTCTAAATGTTTTCATCTTTAATCTCCTTAACCAAAATATTATCTAAATATTCAGCATTAATAGGATCAATGCTTCCTTCGCCATCATAAAGTCTAGCAATAGCACTATCCTCTGTATCAGCATCAATCATGTAATATTGATACAATGTTTCTCTCAACATAAATTTAGGCATTTTCAATCTCCTCTACTTTTCTTTTATCTGAATAATAATCTACAATCTCAAAACCCCAATTACTTGGTAAGGTTTCTATGTATTCAGCACGATTGAAAAAATCAGCATCTTCAAACAACTTATCTATCTCCTCAATGCCTTCCGCTTGGATATGCCAAACAACATCGAGTATTTCCTCACGCTTTTCAGGCACGATAACTTTAAATGTTTTCATTCTCGATCTCCCTTATCTCAGTTTCATATGTATGAATAGTTTCATAATCACCCGCATCTTCATACTCAGGTTCATATGCGCCACTATCTTTTAATTTAATAGCTTCATCTTGGCTTTCAGCATCAATGTAATATATTTCATTCTCTGTAAAAGCCACTTGTTTTGGTATGATAATTTCATATCTTTTCATTGTTGGCTCTCCGCTATAAATGTTATATCTGCATCTCTGATATCAGAAGGTTCTAAATCGCTATATAACTCCCAAAACTTTTCACTAGCCTCATTACGATCTTGAGCCTCCACCATTGTTTTATACACATGAGTTTCCCTTGCTTCAATATAAAACTTACTCATCATCTTCCTCCTCATCTTCTTCTTTATATTTAATAGCACTTTTAACTGCATCTTCTATCAAATAATAGAGTTGTGAACCCTGTTCTGTGTTCTCACTCCCGTTCTTTGTCTGCTGAACCATATCGTCATACAAACCTAAATGGTCAATAACTTCAAAATAAACATCGTTTGCAATTTCACATACTTGATCTAAATCTAAAATGTTTTTCATTATAGTTCCCTCGTTAGTTAAGATTATCAAATGATAATCAGATAGCACCCATGAGGCGCTATCGGGTATCACTCATATAGCGGGTATAACTCCTAGCCTATCATCAGAAGTATATAGCGCACCACCATTGTTGCCTTCGTCATCACTCTGCGGGATTATCCATGAGCCATCAGTAAAATCAATAATGACAGGCTTTTTATACCACATAAAGTCCTCCATCTCTTTATGGTTCATGTATCTAACTGATTTAATAGTCTTGCCTACTAAGAAATCACTAACCTTTCTATTCCATACATCAGCAATCTCTAAGTCATATTTTTCTCTCTCTTGCGGTGTCATCTTACTTCCTCCTCGATATTATCTTTATAAAATCTTTCTACTGCTTCAATGGATTGATTAGCCCAACCTACCCAACCATCTCTAATAATCCACTCCATATCATCACGCTCAGCACCACTTTGAAGCCAATCAGTTTCAAATTTAACACAAGCCTCTCTCTTGTCATCTATTGTCATATTGCCTCCTTCGTTCTATTAGGCCTTTGTTTATTATAGGCTTTTTGATAATTTAAATATTTCTCTCTGCTTGTCCAACCATTAGTAATAACTTTTTTATATACATATGCTTGAATGCCTCTGTCATTTAATGCCTCTATAATGTCGTCTAAAAAATCGCCACTACTTTCAAAAACATCACTTACTTCTATTACATAATCTTCTGTTTTTTTCTTACTCATACTGCCTCCTCAAAAAAAAGTTCATATTGATCTTTTACTTCTTCGTCTGACATCTCGTCATAACCTATTATGCCCCCTATAAATACATCAGCAAGTTCACGAAGATCAAAATTATCAACCCTATATTCTACTAACTTTTCAATCATCTCTTCCCTATTCATACTGCCTCCTGTTCGTTTATATAACTTTCCATATTAACAATCGTGACTTCTTCATTACCTTCATCAAGCAAGTCCATAGCCATTTTTAACGCCTTTTTTTGTGTTAAGTAATAAGCATTAACTTCAAATCCCGCTAACTCTTCTTCACAATAAACACTATATCTATCGCTCATATTGCCCCCTCTGTTTGTTTAACATCACTATGTTGTTTGCGCCAAGCCTTAACCAATGAATAGCGCATGGCCTCTCTTAATGTTCTTGGTGTCTGCCATTGATAATAATTGTATCTAAAAAAATGCTTTGCTTTGTCTTGATCTGTTTTCATATGTCCCTCTACCATGATGATTGATAATAAAAATCCCAATGATCTTTAAGACTATCGTCATTAATCAGCTTGTCCAAAGCGGGTATTGTTCGTCTAACTTGCTCTAATTCCCATTCTATGCCATCAGCATCATCAGCTTGAAGCGGTAATATATCCTCTGTCAATGAAGGATTTTTATCTACCCTTTTCAAAGTATCCAACAATTCTTTTAATTGACTTCTTGATACTGAATACTCCCTACAATTATCATCGCCATTTTGAGCGTTCATAACGAACCAATGATGAATAGCCCATGCCTTGCGCCAATAAAACGCTTCCTTTCTTACTTCATTAGTTTTGCCTAATGATGCACCACCTACCACATTATCAATCTTTTCTGCCAAAGCCTTGTCATCATCGCTGATATTCCAAAGATAGCGCTTAGCTGATAAATACATATCTAAACCCATGATGTTCCCCTTTTCTAGTTAATAAAACATAAAACCGCCTCATGCTAAGTAATGACGCAAACTTTTATATGCGCCCCTACTTATCCCATAAAGCGATAATCTCACCTGATTTAATCATATCCGCAACCCAAAGGCCAAAGTCTGTTGATTTATAAAAGGCATTAAAGCCCTTATCCTCGTGCCTGAATTTCTGAAAACGATCAACCAAGTCATAGTAATAAACTTGCTCTAATTTTTCCATATAACCCTTTCTGTTGGCCAAAAATAGCCCCTTAAAGCCCCGTTAAAGAGGCTTTAAAAGATATTTCTAGTGATAGCTATCAATCATTCCCTTTGCTTCTTTAATAACCTCGTCTGTATCGCCTAAATAGCCAAATTGAGAGTCTATAACCTCGCCTGATTGATCTAAGATCATAGCGCCATAAGTTTCACCTTTTAAATAATGGTCATAAACTTTGATCTCATGCGCCAATAGATCATAAGGTTTTTTGATGCCCTCTGCTTCTGCTAATTCTTTTGTGATATAGATAAAGCCTATTTGTCCGCTATCAAAACGACATTGGAAAGGTGTTGCGGATATTGTGATATTCCCATGCTCATACATATAGAGCGGTAAATAATAAATTTTGTCTTGATTGGCCTCAATCCATTCAATTAATTCCTGAGGCTCGTTGAAGTTATGCGCCTCACCTAAGTTATAGCGCTTGTGAAAGCAATTAATCACTCCCAAATTATCCCATGAAGTTCTCGGATTATCGGGGAAGGTGTCATAGCATAATTGTATTTGATAATTCTTATATTCTATTGTTTCTATAATGTCATTCATGTAAAGCCCCTCTCATTATGGTTAATTGATCTGTGATATCTTGATACATTCCCGTCATGTAATTACTTCCTAAATCTTTTAAATCCGCCTCAAGCGCCTTAATATGATCTGATACAGGGATAAATTCAACATTCCAAATATCCGATATCATGCCTAAAGAAAAAGCCTCATGCGGTATAGGCTCATCGCCTCCTAAATCCTCGTCATCACTCATTCCCTTAAAATGATTGATAATTTCCGCCTCTGTTGGCGGGTTATCGTATGACCAAGCGCCAAAATTTCCCGCTTCATTATCATGTATTACATAACGCATAATTTAATCCTCTCTTGATGATTTTAAAATGTTTTTGATTAATTCCGCCTCATGCGCAGTAATGTTGAGCCAATTTGTATGCGCCCCGTCTGCCTGAATTTTCAGGTTTAAAGCCTCGCCTTTCGTTTCAAAAATCTTGTTAAATTGTTGCTCGATATAATCCATAATGAACCCTTTCATTAATTAGGCTTAATTTAAGCCCCTAAGCGCCCTTATAAAAGGCGCTTAAAGATTAAACTAAGCGTTTAATGTAATAGGTTCTATTTGATTGTAAGCCTTCATTCTTTCGATATTCTCTAAATAATGCGCATAGTCTATCAGTAGAATATAGTCTAATTCGGATAAGGCCTGAATATCAAAGCCCTTCCAAGCCTCGACAATGCGATCTTGATAATTTTCAACCAATGATTGCGCCTGAATACATGATTTTTTAATATGTAAAATGTCTTTTATGGTGTGGCGGTTAGGCTTAATGAAGGCCTCTGCAATATGTTTCACGACAAAAAGCCTAGCACAATCGGCCATTGGTGTTTCATACTCTCTAACCTCGCCCCCGAAGGCCTTGCGGTGTTGCTTTTCGTCTTTTAAATTCATGTTAAATAATTCATCTCGGTATGGTGTCCAGTTAATGTTATTTAATGTTGATAATTTATAATAAGCCTCGTTTACTAGCTTAATAGTATCTTTTTGATGTTTATTCATTTTGTAGCCCCTTTTTGTTGTTTTTTCATTTTTAATACTATTTCACAAGCCTGAAGCCTTAGATTATCATCATCAGAATTTAAGAAGCCCCCAAGCATGTTTAAAGCCTTCCGCATGTTTCGAAGTTCCCATTCAGGTCTAGCGGATAGATTGGTTATATATTCTTGAAGTGTCATTTTGAAGCCCCCTGTATAAGCGAAGCCAAGCGATCAGCGAACCATTCATTAATTAAGGTTAAAGCGTCTTTTTCAGGTATGTTGTAAATCGAAGCAATAATATCGGGGCTTATTACAAGCCCCTGATCGTGTGCCTTGTCTATCATTCTGAAAATCCAATCTTTTTTAAATATAGCTTGTTTATCCATTTGAAGCCCCTTTTTGAAGTAATGAAATACTAATTAAAGCATGATGATTGAAAGCCCTGAAATCTCGATAGCTAGTATCAAAGAGCCTATTAATAGCCATAACCTCATTTTTAGCTAAAACATAAGTTTTGAATTGTTTATTGCCTTTGATGTATAAAGCCCGATATTTATTCATAAGAAGCCCCTTTGATAGCTAAAAAGGCATAAGCCCCCGCCACAGAAAAGCATAATAGCGAAGCGAAAAGGCCTATAAACTCTAAGCAATAAACACCTAGAACCGATAGAAGCGTAGATTGTAAAGCCCTTATTAATTCATACATAATGATTTCCCTTTCATTAAATAGGCTTAAATTAAGCCATAAAGCCCCCTAGATGTTAAGAGGCTTTAAGATTAATCTAGCCACCATGAGCCAATTCTAAATAAGGCTCACAACGACCAATAGAACCTGAATATTTAATAATTTCTTCGCACTTTAAAATCCTGTATTCATAAGGGTTATTTTCTTTTAAGGCTTTACTAAGCGCCCAATTTTGAGCGGTGCGCTGATCTTCGGCCTGTATTCTGTAAGTAGTATAAAAGCCTGTCATAGAATGTTCGCTAGATGTCCAATAAACCTGAACGCTGTAATTTTTCTTTTTCATGGGAAACCCTCTCAAATATAAGGCAATAGCGCCTTGAAAATATTAGATCATGGATTATTAAAGTGTGCAAGTTATTTCATCAATTATTTTTACTGACCCAATCCGCCCCAATAAAGCGCATGGATAGCGAAGCGAAATAGCCCCGCCTATGTTTAAATAGCAGTAGAGCGTATAGGGAAAGCATAAGACAGGATAGCAGAATAGGTTAATAGGATAACCTTACCCGATAACAGATCGTTTGTTATAGAGCGATTATGAAAGCCTAAAAGATAGCAACATATAACAAAATGCTATATAATGGCCTTTTATTATCCATACTCGTTATATACCCATAATCTATGAAGCTAACCCGAAAGCAAATAAAAGAAGGCCTCGAAGCTACCCCGATTGACACCTTACTCATGGGAAGCCCCAAGACATTGACCCATAAACAAAAAGCCTTCGCTGAAGCATTAGCACTCACAGGGAATAAAGCAGAGGCCTATCGAACCGCCTATGATACCCACTCGACACCAAAAATACAGAGCCAAGAAGGCCAAGCCCTCGCAAAAAACCCCGTTATTGCCATGCAAGTTGAGGCCATAAAGCTATCTATTGAGGCGCAGAAATATCTTTTACCCGCTCATTTAAGGGCGCTCACTATCCAAAAGCTAACAGAAAAGGCGCTTGATCCTGATGTTAATCACGCTCAACAGATCAAAGCGCTTGAATTGCTAGGGAAGATTACAGAAGTCGCTCTATTCTCAGAGCGTAAAGAGATCATCACAACCGATACAAGCGCAACCGCTAAGGATAGATTAATACAATCTCTAGCCCAAGCGATAAGATCAAGCGCTCATATTTCTATGGATAAGAAACGGGAAGCAGACGATCTACTGGCCGAGATAACAGGCGGTTCACTAGCGAACCCTGACCCCGATACTATAGATCAGGCCTCAGAGGATAACATTACCCAAGATTATAAGAGCGATGACTATCTATCGAATGAAACTCAGGAAGCAGGAACGGCCAACAGATCGACCCCACCCGACCCGACCCCCCAAATTGCAGAAATTTTTGGTGATCCCACTACGCATACTATTCCAGACAAACAATCCGCACCCGTATCCGAAACACCCCCCTTGTCCGTTCCAAACACAGAGGGGGAGGGGGTATCTAATTTTTGGGATGACATTGAGAAGTCCCACACAGAAACACCCCCCCTTAGTTCTTCTGGGTCCCCTACACCCCCAGTAGATACTTCTAACCCAAATTGGAGGGAAGCGTAATGGAAAGGGTTGATGTTTCCTATATCTATACTCACCTTATGTGGGGTTTTGTTATGACTATCTACCTTAATACTGTTATCTTTGCTCTTTACTCCATATGGACTGACCTAAAGGGTTTCAGGGGGGCGAAAGAAGATTTCATTATGGTGTTACTTGTGTCTTTATGGTGTAGCCTTGCATATGGATTATGGACAGCTACTGAGAGGTTTGCATGAAAGACTACGAATACGAACTAGATAAGTCCACAGGTGAAGTGGTTAAGAGGTATATTAATATGATTAACAATGAAGGGTTTAAAAAGGTTAATGCACTAGACTACAGCCCAGAGTTTACTTACTGGTATGAACGGATATTTTGCCAAAGCCCAAGGCTATCCTCATTGGAGTATGACGATGAGAAAATGTGGGAAGCTTGGAAGGCAGCTAAAGAACTTGGAGTTAAGGACTTATAAACATGACCCCAGCACTGCCAAAAAATCCTATGATTATTGATGATTTTGTATCTGAATCTTTTAAGCTAACACTAGAAAGTTTAATTACCTCCAATAGCTTTGATTGGCAATTTTCAAAGAATTCAGCCTATAGTGATTGGAATTATGGTAATACTATGCCACATGATGGGGTATTTCAATTTTGCCATATGATAAAAAATATAGATGGCTATCAAAGTAAAGACTATGAGATATTTAAACCATTGATATATTTTTTTGAGCATAAGACTGGCTTAAAGATTAAAGGTCTATATAAGCTAAAAGTAAACATGCTCACCCAAAGAGATATCACAGAAGAAGCTAATAGATTAGCTATACATAAGGATATGCTTGATAAAGACGATTATGTATCTTTTGTGTATTATGTAAATGATTCAGATGGTGATACAGTCATCTACGATGAAGACAAGGTTAATATCATTGAGAGATGCTCACCAAAAGCTAATAGATGTTTTTGGTTTAAATCTAATCAGTGGCATAATGCTACACCACCAAAAGATCATCAGACAAGAATAATAATAAATTGTACATTGCAAGTAGATGGTGCTGTATAAATGACCCCAGCACAAAAAGAGATCTTCTTAATCGTAGACGAGTTCTGGCGTAACTACGGCTTTGGTCCGACTATAGATGATATTATGCGTCTAACGGGCGAAAGAGGTAGGGGAAATGTGGCCCGTAAGATGCAGATACTTATCGAGATAGGGGTTTGCAAAGGGGTGAAGGGCAGATCACGCTCGATTCGTCCAGCAGGGTTAAGGGTGCGAGATCTTGAGTGATAAAGTCGTAGAACTGATGAATATGCTATCTCCAGAAGAACAGACGATGGTTCTGGAACAGGTCAGAGAATATGATAACGCCTTACTTCGTGAAGAAGGCCAAGAAGACTTTATGAAGTTTGTAACCACAATGTGGCCTGGATTCATTCACGGAAGACATCATGCCTTAATGGCTAGGAAGTTTGAAGAGATAGCCGAAGGCAAGACGAAGCGACTTATCATCAATATGCCTCCACGCCATACAAAGTCAGAGTTTGCATCGTTTATGCTGCCTGCCTGGTTCTTAGGTAGATTCCCTGGCAAGAAGATCATTCAGTGCTCAAATACAGCAGAACTTGCAGTTGGGTTTGGACGAAAGGTCAGAAATCTGGTAGACTCTGAAGTCTATGCGAAAATATTCCCAAATGTCGCCCTTCGGTCTGACTCTAAAGCTGCTGGTCGCTGGAGTACTAATGCTAATGGTGAGTACTTTGCTATTGGTGTGGGTGGTACTGTCACAGGTAAGGGAGCTGATCTACTCATCATTGATGACCCGCATTCGGAACAGGAAGCAGCGTTAGCGTCAGCAGATCCATCAGTATTCGATAAGGTGTATGAGTGGTATACTTCAGGTCCACGTCAGCGTTTACAACCTGGAGGCTCTATTGTAGTGGTTATGACCCGTTGGTCTAAGAGAGACCTGACAGGTAAGATCTTGCAAGCTATGACAGATCGTGATGGAGATGAATGGGAAATCATTGAACTCCCAGCAATCCTACCTTCTGAAAAACCTTTATGGCCAGAGTTCTGGTCTTACGATGAATTAAGCAAATTAAGAATTGAGTTGCCGTTAAGTAAATGGTCAGCTCAGTATCAACAAAACCCAACCTCTGAAGAGGGCGCTTTAGTTAAGCGTGAATGGTGGATGGAATGGGAGGCAGAAAACCCACCTTACTGTCAGTTTGTTATTCAATCATGGGATACTGCTTTTACAAAGAATGAGCGTTCTGACTATTCAGCATGTACCACTTGGGGAGTTTTTTACAAAGATGAAAATGAGAATGATCCTCATATTATTCTTCTTGATGCTCTTAAAGAGCGGATGGAATTTCCAGAACTCAAGGCAAGAGCGCTTGAATACTATCAAGAATGGCAACCAGATGCTTTTATCATAGAAGCTAAGGCCTCTGGAGCCCCGTTAATATTTGAGTTAAGAAGGATGGGAATACCCGTTCAAGAGTTTACACCAACCCGTGGAAACGATAAAATAAGCAGATTAAACTCTGTAACAGATTTATTTGCATCTGGCAAGGTATGGGCACCAAGAAAGCGTTGGGCCGAAGAAGTCATAGAAGAGATGGCAGCATTTCCAAATTCAGACCACGATGACTTAGTGGACTCTTCA